ACCGTCGATCATGGCAGTACGACCACCAGCCGTGTCCCAGTCCAGAAGAACCTTGTTTCGGGCGTTGGCGGAGTCGTTGATGATCTTACCGAACACGTCGGTCAAGTCGGTGAACATCTTGGTTGCTTCAGGAAGGTCTCCGACGATGATGTCGAAAGTGTCCGTCCACCCGGTACCCATCGCGGCCTTCAGCGTTGTGACCATCATTCCGAACGTCTTGACGTCCTTTGCGGCCTTGTAGGCCTTCTTGCCGATCTCCGAAGTTGCATCGGCGTAGGTGCTGAGCGTCGTGGTCAACGCGTCGGCGGTGAGCCACCCCTCCTCGAGGGTGTCTCGGAAGGTCTTGAAGTTGACGATGGTGCCTTCGCTGGTCTTGACCACACCATCCATGCCCTTGGTGAGGGACCCGGTGGCGACAGCGCCCTCAATGAGCTGCTCCTTGAACTCCTTCGTACCCATGTTGGCGAGGTCGACCGAGATCCAGTCTCGAGCCTTGACTACACCAGAGCCAATAGCCTGACCGAGGTTGTACATCGCTCGAGCAGCTTCGTTCGTGCTTGCTCCGGAAAGGGCCGCAACGTTCGAGATACCCTTCATCGCCTCAACGGCGACGGGCAACTTAACTCCGGCATTGGTGAACTTGCCGATGTTGTTGACCATGTCGCTGAGCGAGTAGATCGTCTCGTCCGCGTAGATGTCGAGTTCCTTTAGGTACTTCGTCACCGTGCCAATCGATTCGCCCGTACCAGCCATGATGGTCTGGGTGGCGCCGATCTTGAGCTCGTAGTCAGAGAAACCTTCGAGAACCGGCGCGATGGAGAGCGACTTTGCAATCTGCCCGCCAACGACAGCGGCCTTGGTTGCGATGTTGCCGAGGGCAACCGCGGCGGCACCAGCCATAACGCTGAAACGACTCTCAACCTCGGCGGTCTGAGCTGAGATTGGGCTGAGGTCGACCTTGCGGGCGGCCGCATTGATGTTTCCGAAACCAGCAGAGGCATTCGGAATCCGAAGCGCCTTTTCGAGCTGGGCGAGAGAACCTAGGGTCTGGCGGATGCCAGCTTCGAACTGTGCGTTATCGAACTGCATCTTGACGATGCGATTGTCGACACTACTCATGCTGAGGTCACCGCCTTCCAGACGTCGGTTGCAATCTTGTCGAAGATCGGTTTGATTGCCGGGTTGATGTAATCACGGCCGCGGACGTAGCCGCCCGTGCCTGTCGAATATCCGTACTGAAGCATGATTGCCACAGGGAACCCGGTTTCGACGTTGGTGTTGATCCAGAAAATGGTCCAACGACCGTTCCCTCCTGAGATCTCGTAGCCCCAAGACTCCGCTGCGAGTCGTGAGTCTACGGGCGTGGCGTTCCTTAATGCAGAAACGCCGGCCTGAGCGTTTGATTCGAGGATCGCCCGAATATCAAGCTTTTGCATCTTTAGGAGGAACGCCTCAGTGTTCTTGAAGGAGCCAGAGGAGCTGACAGATATCACACAGGCTCCTTTCAAGAGCTACTGGTCTTTTAAGAAATTCTCTGGATGGTGAGAACACCAACGACAGAGCGCGAAGCTCCTGAGGACTGAAAAGCATTGGCCCCCACTTTGGCTCCGGAATTCAGGCCAATAACGCCAACCACCGAACCTTGGTCCTCGCCAGATCCGGTCGGCGCTCTCGCAAACGTCGTGGTGTTGTAGCTACTCGCGTACCGGTACTGCGAAACGTTTTCGACAACGAGTTCCACAAACGCCCGACCCGTACCAACGTTTGTGTTGTAGTCGTATCGACACGCCACAATATAAGTTCCTGTGCTCGGCACCACGATCCAACTTGTACTCACATCGAGCGTATAGCCGTTAGCTGGAGACAACGGCGTGGTCGCCAAGTTCAGATCGTCTAGTGCGCCTGACGCAACCGTTGCATCGGCAAACTCAACCGAAAACTCTTGGTACTGAAGTGCATCGGCATATGCGTTTGCCGCGGTGAGGCCCGCATCGACGTAACTCTTCGTTGCGATCGTGTAGAACGAAGTCCATGCATCTTGGCCGACATTTCGGAACCAGAGTTTGTCAGTCCCCTTTTCGGAAATGATTTGGAATCCACGAGCAATGCTTACGATGAACGTAAACACGGTGCCAAGGTCGGTTGGCCATCCACCCCGTGTGGTGTAGGTGAACTGCGACACGCCAATTGGGTACGTTGACGGCAAAGCTGTTGCGGTCTGCTCTGCGATGATCTGTGAAGCACCGTCGGCGCCATCGTCACCGGGCAAACCATCGTCACCGGGCAAACCATCGTCGCCAGGCAGACCTTGCGGACCCTTCACGTTGCCGGCCAAGATTTCGACGCCAGCGTGGGTGACTAACGTGAGATTTCCCTCAGCATCGACAGACCCATCCACGATGGAGGAGTTCTCAATGTCGAGCATACGAGCGGCAGTCAATCCGGTTACGGTAGCCATAAGACTCCTTTCTAAAGCGAATGGACGGTGTAGGTGTCGCTTGAAATATAGACCGCAGAGGGCCAGTCGATTTGGAAGGTCGTTGCGTCAAGCATCGAGACCACATTGTCTGGACCAATAGCAGTCCAGGTTCCATCGCCGTGGTCAATGATCTGAAGAATCGAGTTGTCTTCGAATATCTTTAGGATTCCAGCAAAGTCGGGAAGGGAGGCCACGCGCTCGTCGGAACCGTAAAGCACATCCTCGAGAGCTTGGACGGTCCACGAATATGCGAGTCGTGTCTCGATGACGAAGTGTGCCGCGGGTTTTGCTTCAGGAACGGCGACCGGCTTTGTCGTGAAGTCCCAAGAAAATGGAACAGGATCTTCCTGGTCGTACACCTTGCCCGACGGGCCGAGGAGTACGTTGTAGACGACGTGGATCTTGTAGGTGTCTTCGTGCATTGTGCGGTAGCTCAACCCAAAAGGCTTCGCCCTTCGCTGAGACAAGACCTCGTCATGGAATGCTTCGGGATATGTGAACGCTTCGATGACCCCGGAGAACTCCCCAGAGCGCTGGGTTTGACCCACCTTGATGCCATCGATATAGCGTGTCGTTCGATCCGTCCCGGAAGGAGATTCTTGCACGGACGTTAGCCCATTCCAGGCTTGGCCTGCGCCGCTTCCTAGATAGAAGACTCCACGATCCACGCCGTTTTCGTAACGGTTGGACTGTGTCTGCCAGCTGAGCTTTGCCATGTGTAAGAATCTCCTTCCGAGGTTAGTTCCAGCTGTGGAGTTGCGATGCCGAGTCGTTTGCCGCAGCGACCCAGCTGTAGAAGTTGAAGTCCGCGTCCGGCGTTGCGCCGCTGAAGTACGGACCGGTCGCCATCCAATCGGCCGAAACCTCTTCAATCAGAAAGTCCGTGATGAACAGACCTGACGCGTTGGTTACGATTCCGACGCCGAGCGTGGAGTTGGGGGCATAGGTCGCAGTCCCGTTGGACAGCAGAGACACTCGGATCTCCCCTGACTCGGGGATGGTCTCGGACGTCCCATTCGTGAACCCGCCGACGAGGAAGTCGGAGGAACCCGTTTGGAACGACACGCCCGGAGTCCCTCGAACGAGGAACGACACCGCAAAGCGTCGACCAGCTCCAGGGTTTGGCCCCAAGCCGTACAGGTAGTGGCTGTTCGCCGTTGTGATCCACTTCTTTCCGTTGTACAGAACGGAGTAGACCTGGAAGTTGTGAGCCACTGCCCACGACGTCCGGTAGGCCGACGCGATAGATGGCGAAGCGTTGGCTGCGTCGGACCAGGAGGTTGTGAGTCCTTCAAGGTTCGACGTGGTTCCGTCGAAATATGGGTGAAGAACTGGAGCTTCCTCAACCATCCAACAAGCGGTCCATGCCGCCTCATTATCGGGAATGCCCCCACCGGGCGTCTGATTCAGCACGTGGAGCATCGGAACAACGGAGGTAGCCCCCGAAGCGGGTCGTGTCGCCGTGACGGACAACCGAGTCCAAACACCTGGAACCAGGTTGACCATTGGGCTGGATACCTCCGACACGTATATCTGAGTGTCATCCCACCAGGTGATTTGAGCCGTAGCCCAGCGGTTAGGAGTATCGGTGTAGGCATACATGGAGACCGTGATGGTCTCGCCAGCAGCTACCTGGATTTCGTTAAACGGCCCATTGGCTTTGTATCCGGAAAGAACCACATCGCTTGCGGGGGACCCAGCGACTTTCACCGACTTCGTTGCGGAAGTTCCTTGGAAGGTCTTTGTGGCATCCACGGTCGTTGTCCAGAAATCACTGTTGTTGGTGGGCATCGCACCAGTCAAACGGGGGTCGTTGAGTAGGTTCCGACGCATCTCAGCCAGATCACCAGTGGGGTTGATCATGTCCGGGTTGGGGGCCAGGTTGGTGCGCTGCAGCGG